CCTGGGGCCCTTGGTGCGCTGAAGGACAAGCTGCTGGAAGCTGGTATCAAAACTGACGCGCTGGTGCAGTATAAGCCTTCGCTCGTGCTGAAAGAGTATCGCACGCTGACCGAGGAGCAACACCAGCTCTTTGACCAGTGTATGATCGTTAAGCCCGGTTCGCCGGCCCTCGAAATTGTGTTGCCTGCAAAGGCAAAGAAAGCAGGTGAGCAAGCATGAGCCGTGATATCAAAGTCCTTCAGCGCCTGCTGCCCAAGCCCGTGACGTATCACGTCGCCAAGGCTTGGGGTGTGCAGCCCCCGCCGATGCTGGTTACGTTCAAAGACCAGCGTGGAAACATCCGTCGCGAGATGGTGCCGCTGTGAGTAAGCCAATGCTCGCTTCCGATTACGACGAATCCAAGATTCGTTTCCCGGTCATTGCACAGCCCAAGATTGACGGGGTTCGTGCGCTGAACATGACTGGAACGCTAACCGGGCGCAGCTTGAAGAAGCACGCCAATCGACACGTGACTGGATACTTCAGCCACTCGGCGTTGGCGGGCTTCGACGGTGAAATGGCTGCGGAGCACGAGTGCCACCCTGACTTGTGCAGGCTGACCACATCCGCACTCAGTACCATTGACGGCGCCCCTTGGATCATGTGGCATGTCTTTGACTATGTCACTCCAGAGACCGCTCACCTGCCGTATGAGCAGCGGATTGTCGCAATGGTGTCACGTGTGGCGCAGTTGCAAGCTGACCCGCATCTGCACGACCTGTCCCATCACTTGCGACTCATACCCTCGGTGATGTGCGCCACGCTGGAGCAACTGCTGGAGGAGGATGCTGTGTGGTTGGACATGGGTTACGAGGGCACCATCATTCGCGACCCGCAAGGACTGCACAAGCAAGGGCGCTCCACTATCAAGGAAGGCGGACTTCTTCGAATAAAGCGGTTCATTGACTTTGAAGTTGAGGTGACGGAGATCCTGGAAGGTGTCACAAACACAAACGAGGCGCAGACCAATGAACTTGGCTTGCAGTTTCGTTCCACGCATCAAGAGAACATGGTGCCCAATGGCATGGTCGGCGCAATGATGGGGCGTGTTATCAAAGACATTCTTGACGCTAAGGGTGCAGTGTTGTTCGCTGAGGGTTCCATCGTTAAGATTGGAGCTGGAAGCATGACACACGATAACCGCGTGAGATACTTCAAAGACAAGAGTTTGATTGTTGGGAAGCTGGCAAAGGCCAAAATGTTCCCGCGCGGGGTCAAGGATAAACCGCGCTTCCCAACCTTCCAATCCATTCGAAGCAAGACGGACTTGTAATCAATACACAAACCCGCGTCACTGCTAAAATGCTTTCACCGTAGCAATACGAGACAACCAAGGAGCCACAATGGCATTAAATTTCACAACTACCGACCGCGCTGCACAGCTGAATGGCGTGAAGGTGTTAGTGTATGGCAGCGCGGGGATGGGCAAGACCGTTCTGGCGAGCACTGCACCGCATCCTTTCCTCATATCAGCTGAAGGCGGTGAGCTGTCTTTGCGCCACGTGCAGATGCCCATGGCGAAGGTCACCACGGTGGAAGACCTCAAGGACATCTATTCCTGGTGTGAGCAATCACACGAAGCAAAGCAGTTCCAGACCATCTGTATCGACAGCCTGAGCGAGATTGCTGAGGTCGTGCTCAACAATGCAAAGCGGCAGGTCAAAGACCCGCGTCAAGCATACGGTGAGCTGATCGAGAAGATGGAAACGACGATTCGTATGTTCCGCGACCTTCCCGGACGCAACGTCTATATGAGCGCCAAGATGGAGCCCACCAAGGACGAGCTGACAGGTGTGGTCAAGTACGGCCCAGCGATGCCCGGTAGCAAGCTCGGGTCGAAGCTGCCTTACTTCTTCGACGAGGTGTTCCACCTCGGTATCAACAAAACACCGCAGGGTGAGTCGTATCGCTTTCTTCAGACTCAACCTGACATGCAATACGAAGCCAAGGATCGCTCAGGTGCCTTGGCTCCCGTAGAACCGCCTCACCTGGCACAACTTTTCAACAAAATCCTAGGAGTTTGAAATCATGGCACAACTGAATTTCGATGCAACCCAAGTCGCCCCCGATACTGGTGGCGGAGATCCGGTCCCGGCTGGCTGGTATAACGTGATGATTGACGAGTCGGAAATGAAGCCGACCAAGACCGAAGGCGGTCTGCGTCTGTCGCTGCGCTTCACCATCCTCGACGGTCAGTACGCGAACCGCAAGGTCTTCACCGGGCTGAACCTCAAGAACGCCAATCCGGTTGCACAGGAAATCGCCTACAAGCAACTGAGCGCAATCTGCCACGCTGTTGGCATCATGCAGGTCCAGGACAGCCAGCAGCTCCACGGTCGTCCGCTGAAGATCAAGGTCAAGGTCAAGGCAGCTCAAGGTGACTACGAAGCCAGCAACGATATCACCGCGTACAAGAACATCAACGAACAAGTTGATGGACCTGCCGCTGGTGGAGCTCCTACTGGCGCACCGTGGGCAACTGCACAAGCACCCGCACCGCAAGCGGCACCGTGGGCCGGGCAACCTGCCGCCCCCGTAGCACCGGCCCCGCAGTTTGCGCCGCAGCAGCCGGCCCCCGCACCGGCTGCACCCGCATGGCAACCGCCCGCCGCGCAGCAACCGTGGGCCCAGCCTGCTCCGCAGCAACCCGCAGCCGCTCCGGCTCCGCAGTACGCACCGCAGCCGCAAGCTCCTGTGGCACAGCCTGCACCCGCAGCAGCACCGCAACCGGGCGCCACTCCGCCCTGGATGCAGCAGGCAGCAGCTCCGGCAGCACCGGGCGCGACCCCTCCGTGGGCCCAACCGCAGCAGTAATCGCAACACAACGGGCGCACTCGAAAGGGTGCGCCCGTTTAATTTGAGGTGAGGGATGGACGACGCAGATATCAGCGGGCCCAAGATGGAAATCATCGAAGGTGCTGCAATTGATGAAGTGAGAAGAAAAGCCGCTGCGATACCCGCAGGAAGGCCTGGCGACTGTGACTTGTGTGGCGAGTTCAGTCAGCGACTGGTGAATGGCGTGTGCGCCCGCTGCCGCGATAAGCACAAGCTGCCATGAAGAACAAATTCAAAGGGGTTCATATGAAAGTCGCGCAAGCATACGCGGGCCTTTCATATGCACAGCGACGTCAGGTAGGATGCGTCATTGTGATCGACGGCATCGTTGTTCCTGGATACAACGGGACGCCCAACGGATGGGATAACCGTTGCGAAGTTCCGGATGGTTCCGCTACACTGCCAGAAGTGATACACGCAGAACAGAACGCACTTGACAAGATTATTCGAAGCACGTTGAGCAGCGTTGGCGCCAGCGTGTTTGTTACGACCGCGCCTTGTATTGAATGCGCCAAACGGTTGCAGGGTGCAAGGGTTAAAGAAGTATTCTATCGTGACGTGTATCGCAACGAGGACGGGATCGAATTCCTGCGTCGTGCTGGTATCTATGTCGAAAGGATTGATGATGAGAACAGTTCAGAAGGCAGTTAAGACGCTCAAAGCGATCGACGATGCCATTGCAGCGGATCAGGGTGCAGCGTACCGGCAGCACCTCCAGCGCGTGCTTCCCCACATTGGTGACGCATACCACGGACACGATGAAGCCTTTCGCACGCACCTTGGCGCCAGTGTAATCGGCGGGGAATGTGGTCGTGCTATCTGGTACGGCTTTCACTGGACGACCGTTCCCAAGTTCAAAGGGCGCATCCTGCGCCTGTTCAACCGTGGGCACCTTGAGGAAGGTCGGTTCATTGCTGCGCTACTGACGATCGGTGTGCAGATCTACCAGCAGGACGAGAACGGCAAGCAATTCCGTATCAGCGACGTCGGCGGACACTTTGGAGGCTCAGGCGATGGTGTGGCTATCGGCATTCCTGATCTCCCTGCTGGCACCCCTTGCCTGCTCGAGTTCAAGACGCACAATGACAGCTCCTTCAAGAAGCTGGTCAAGGAAGGTGTTCGCGGGGCTAAGTTCGAGCATTATGTCCAGATGCAGACCTACATGCGAAAGATGGGCCTGCCCGTTGCGCTGTACGGCGCAGTGAATAAGAACGACGACGACTTCTGGTTCGAGATTGTGACGCTTGACACTGCAACCGCAGATCAGTTCAGCGATCGTGCAAGGCAGATCATTCTTATGCGGGAAGCTCCTGCAAAGCTAAGTGAGTCACCGGGCTGGTTCGCGTGTAGCTGGTGTGACCACAAGCCTGTCTGCCACCTCAAGGCTGCACCGGCTCGCAACTGCCGGACGTGTCGCTACGCCGAAGCGCGTGAGGATGGAACGTGGCACTGCAACAAGGACGACGTCAGCATTCCAAAAGAACTTCAATTGACTGGTTGCTCCGCTTACGAGGTGATAAGATGAGTGTTTATGGATTTGAATTTGTGGAGAATCCAAGAAATGAAGTTTTCCAATTAGTTGAAGAATTTCATTATTCGGGACTTGTTCCCGCTGCGATAAAAAGAGTGGATGGATTGAAATTGAATGGCCAGATTGTTGCAGGTATCATTTGGACAACACCTGCCAGTCGTTGGCCCGAGCCTACAATCGAATTAGCTCGATTGGTCAGACGAGATGACACTCCAAGCCCTTTGTCGTTCCTCATCAGTCAAAGTTGTAAAAGACTTAGATTTACGGAAGATTTATGTTTATCGTTTGCGGATACGACTCATTCCCATCACGGAGGGATATATCAGGCATGTTCTTGGAATTTTCATGGTTCTCGTAAAGGTAGAATTGACGCCTACTTGATTGATGGGATACGAGTGCCTTGCAGAACTTGTAATCATAGATACGGGACCTCGGGATTGGGGCTTATCAATATCTTAAAATCTAAAGGGATTGAATGTATTCCTCAACGCTCCCTAGATAAAAATCTATATTGGAGAGCTCTCAATAATAAAGGGATAGACAAAGCAAAGCGATTAGGCTTATTAGTGTCTCCTTATCCTAAAAATATGTCGAAATGATTAAGCCCCGCTCCTACCAGATTGAAGCGGCACACAGCGTCCCGAACTACTTCCAGACGAATAGCGGGAACCCTGTGATCGCTATGCCCACGGGCACAGGTAAGTCCGTCGTCATCGCTATGATTCTGCAGATGGTGTATCACTATTGGCCCGGTCAGCGCGTCATGGTGCTTACGCACGTGAAAGAGCTTATTCAGCAGAACTATGACAAGCTGATG